CAAGATTTTATAAAAAAGTGGAAGGCTAAAGTAGGTGAACAAGAGGCAGACAGAATCAAAAACCATTCTAGTAATAGGGGGACAGCTATGCACAAATTCCTGGAGCACTATGTCCTTGGGACTAACATCGTTGATCTTACAAGGATTGGACAAGAGGCGCGTCCCATGGCCGACAAAATTATTGAGGTGGGTCTTGCACCTGTGGAAGAGTATTATGGTTCTGAAGTTACGCTTCACTATCCAGGTTTATACGCGGGCTCAACAGATCTTGTATGTTTACATAATGGTATGGAAACTATTGCTGACTTCAAACAAAGTAATCGTCCGAAAAAAGAAGAATGGATTGAAGACTATTACATGCAGATTGCAGCATACGCCATGGCCCATGACTACGTCTACGGATCAAAGATTAGGCAAGGAGTTATCATGGTATGCACGCCTGACTTATATTACCAAGAGTTTAAAACTGAAGGACTTGCGTTAAGACAATGGAAGCATAAGTTTTTAAAAAGATTAGACATGTACAATGAGCTAATACACGACGAAAAAGAAAGAACCAAACCAATGAAAGCGGAGGATTTTAAATGAGTTCACAAAGAGAAAAATGGATAACTATAAAAAATGGTAATATCGTAGAGCATTCAGAAAATGATAGTTATGCTTTACTGCGAAGAGGATTTGAAGCAGATGACAGAATTATTATGTCTGTGGAAGAAGCTAGAGAAAAAGGAGTCTACAAAGATATAATAAAACAATGCGAAGAATCTGAAACTGATTGGAAGAAACAATTAATAAGGAGTAATTAATGAACGATAAACTATTTAGAACCATTCTAAAAAGATATGAAGCAGCTATTGAAGATGCTAACTACAAAATTGAAATAATTTGTGAACGAAATTTAGTTATACCAGAACACATAGATATAACTGGTGAGATTGACAAACTATTACAAATTATTGCAGAAGCTGAAGATAAGCTATCTGTAATGAGAAAATATTACGGAAAAAAACAAGATAAATAGTGTGATAATTATGTCACAAATGTGTTGTATTTATGTCACAAGAGGTGTCGCATTGGGTGTCGGCAGGGTGTCGGCAGGGTGTCGGCAGGGTGTCGGCGGTGTCGGCATTTAGATTAAAAGTGCGTCAGAAGTGTACAACAATGTGTCTAAAATGTGTCCAAGTCACAAAATTGCCACAAAACACCGACACCTGCGACCCCTGTGCGACCCCCTTGCGACCCCCCCCCCTGTCGGCTTTTTTATGGCGAATAAGCCGCTGATACCAGGGGTTCTAAGAGATAAGTTACGTTTATTTACCATTGCCGACACCTAAATATATTTTTAGCGCAATTTTAAAAAAAATAAAAAAAATACTCTGTTAGGGGTCGCACTTTTTTGATACACACAAAATATGAAATCCAAAAAGAAATCTAGACACTTAAACACCTATGCTAAACCTAAACTTGTAAAACAACGAGTTAAGTTTCCATACAGTAGATATAAAATAGACTGGTGTGATATCGTCACCGAGGGTGGCTGGGGTAGTGAAAGAGAATTTAGTAATATGAAATTAGCAACACCTGTAAGTGAAGGTTACCTATTTAGTAAAGATGATAAGACTGTAAAAATATTTGCTGGTTATGATATCGATGATGATGGTACGATTACTTTTTCGGAGCGATCGGTGTTTCCAACTTCTTGTGTTTTGAAGATGACGAAACTTCATTAGATGTCTGCTCTTCGACCACTTCTTGACTCTCCCCTTCAACAACATCAGCACCTAAAAGAGGTGCGTAATCTTCTAGTATTTGTTTCATTTTGGCTTCTAGCTGGTCCTCTGATAGTTCTTCTAGTTTGCCATGCTTTATTATTTTTCTGTCTATATATAACCCTGCTGCTTTGCCTCGGTTCGTTTCAGCATTTACAGCTGATGAGAAAGATCCTTTCTTCAAAGCCATCTGTTTAATTCTATCTAGTTCTGCAATGTGTCCTTCGTAAGACACTTCAAATTTTTTCATTCTTTCCTCTTTGAGTCCACCTACATATTGTACTACTAATGGTGATAGCCTTGGGTTTAATAGTTCTGACCCTTCTTGCCTACATCTTTTCTTACTGTAGCCGGCAAGTTCTGCTGCCTCTGATTGAGACACAGGTCCATCTGGTCCGCCGAATACTATAAATTCGGCAAATCTTTTTTGCATTTCTGTTAATCTTTTTGGTACACCCATAATAAGTAGCCATGATTGAGTTTAGTTCAAACTGGCTACACTTGACATTTTAAGGTAACTATCCTATATTGTCAATATGAAAGATGAAGACAAAACATACGAAAACGAAGTAGCAGTTGAACCTATGGATGTTGTAATTGGTAATTACAAAAAAGAATTACATGCAATGCAAAAATATAAATCTGAAGCCATCATGTTAGAAAATCAACTTAAAGGTACTAAGGCAATTATAGAAGATTTTGCTAAAGCGATTAAACAATTAAAAGAACATAATCTTACTCAAGCTAAAGAAATTGATAGACTTAATGAGTATGTTCAGATATTAGAAATGGAAAAGAAAAACTAATTAAATGTTAGTCCACGACTTACAAAATTTCCTGTCTAAGTTTACTGAGGGATCTAAAAAAGGATCAAATGGTAATGCCTTATCTCACGCAAAATTGTACGTTGAAAAAGACGGATATTTGGAAGAGATAAAAAGAATGGAAATACACGAGAGTAATATTATAGGAAAACCTGGTCACAGGTTGGTTCTAAAAACTCAAAAAGAAAAGGTATTTAAGCTCGAAGATAGTCTCAAAAAAGACTACTAATGCGTGGCTTGGTTACTCTGAAAAACCTATGGGTCCAGAGGCAAAATTATACAAAAAAATTAAGTCTGCGTGGCCTCAATTTTCGTTCAATAGACTTGAGAATTCCAGCTTACTTGGCACTCCTGATTTATTGGTCTGTAATAATTCTGGGCACTTTTTCACTATAGAATTAAAAGTTACAAAAGGTAAAAAATTAAAGTTCAGTCCGCATCAAATTGCGTTCCATTATATCCATCCACACAATACATTTATCTTAGCCCAGGCCCTTGGTCCAAGAGCCTTAAATACTTATTCAATGTACAAGGGATCACAGATCATGGAACTTGACGCCTGCGGCTTGGAGCTTGAAGCTTGGCGCCTGGGGCTTGACGCTTGTAGCTTGGCGCTTGCTGAGCTTGGCGCCTGAAGCTTGGAGCTTGCAGCTTGACGCTTGAGGCCCGGATCAAGTGCACGCCAGCACGCGGAGCTACCGCTTTTTTTGGCTAATGACCTGATCCAGATTCCACGCGGGAATTTTTTAGTGTTCACCGTAGCAAACATTTGAAACTGATTTGTCCCAGCAAGCCCTGCAATCTTTGCATTTGTTGCCTTGAGTAGGAGCTGGACAGGTTCGTTGTCCAGGCTTCGTTGTTACAGTTGATGTATGAGGCCAGCTGTTCCCTGCTGCCTGGTCCACCATTGGTATGGAGAACCGGACAACAAGATTGTCAGGAGCTTCAACAATATAATCTTTGGTCCATGCTTCACGTGTTGGCATCCAGTGCTTAACTGAAGGTGTCAACCTGCATACAGCATAAATTCGTCTCAAGTGGTCCAGGTTTTGGACGTCGCCTGAGTCGTGCCATCTAAAGAATTTTACTTTTTTAGAATTAATTTGTGCCGCCATTGCTTCAACACATTTAGGATTAGTTAATGACCTGAATCTTTTGTATTGTGCATCAATAACATTTTGGAATCTATACCTGCCACGCTCGAAGGCGTAACAGTTAGCGCAAACGCTGCCAGCTACAGCCCGGAGCTTGGTCCCAGTCTTGCACTCATGAGCTGGTGTTGAATATGCAAATCCAGGCATCTTGCCAGGCTTCGATAATGTGTGAGTTATAGCCTCCGCTTCTTTAATTTTCATTGTTTATTCTCCTGTATTTTATAGGATTGTATATCCTTATAATGTTGTCTTGTCAAGCTTGCTGCTTGACGCTTGCAGCTTGCCGCTTGTAGCTTATAACTTGGGCCCTGGTCCACCAGCCAGCGCCAGTGGTTAACCAGGGCCCGAATACTTTCGGACCCTTGTCTTCTACTCACTACAGACGCCCCGCAAATGGGACGTCGTCAGGAAGATCCGGCTTAGGCTCTTCCATATATTTTCTAGACCGCTCCTGATCTTCTTTAACTAAACGAAGCACCTCTTCCAGCGCATCCGCTATTCTCTTCAGTTGTTCATTGTCCATAATATACCTTTCTATATACATCCTATACTATCCTTTACCAGCTGTCAAGCGTTGCTTGCTGCTTGAAGCTTGGCGCTTTTATTTTATTTCATATAAACCCAACGCTGCCCCGTAGCTTGCGGACTCGGCAACGCTGAGTGAAGGCTGCCCCACCAGAAGTTACTTAGCGCGAAGCATTTGGTAAGCTGAATGTGTGCCTTCTTCTAATTCTGATCCCAGATCCACCGGCACAGTTTTCTCTGTGGTTTCCCAGTGGATCAGGGATCAGTAGCAGATTGTCTGTGTTAATCTCTGCTACAAATCTTAAATCAAATATAATGCTTGACTATCCTATTGTCAAGTGATAATTTAAAATTAATTTTAACCAATACAGGAGAAAAAATGCCAGAAAAAAGACTAACATTAAATAGTGAAAAAAGAAAAGCTATTGCAGATGTATTTCAAAATCACTTTGAACAAAATAGTCCAAAGAAAGAACTACATACAAAAGCAATCGCTGACTATAATACTGCTAGAACTAAAATGAAAAGTTTAGCTGAACACATTGTAAGATATCATCAACCACAAGAAGATGTAGATACAATTAGAAGTATGATTGCTAAATACAATTCAAGTGGTGGACAGTTATACAATGATAATTGTTTTTACTTTACTGCACCACCAAGAAACGAAACTGATAGTGACGGACATACTAGAGAAGTTGTTGATGAAGAACATGTTAAGTTTAGTTTAGGTAGAGATTTTGCAAGGTCTTATTATAGAGATGAGATTAAAGCAAAAGGTCTAAACCCAGACTTTCATGTTGCAATCAATAATAACTACGACAAAAGAAGTCCAAGCTATTATACTATGGAAAGCCAAGTAAATAAATTTACAGGGCATGAAACAAGTAGCAACGATAATAAGACTAGCCTGTCTTACAAAGATGAGTGGGAAAAAGATTTCCAACTTACAACAATCGGTTCATCTTATTGTCATAGTCGTATGTTTGCAGTTGACCAAGAAACATTTGAAACTTTCAAAATGTTTAATAGTTTGAGAGAGAATGTAATTCTATGTCATCAACAATTATATGAACATGTAAATGGTAAAATGGAAAAACTAAAACTTGGTTTAAAATCTTACAGATACTTTGACCAAGCTAAGGCACTAGCTGACAAACTTGGTGTTGTATTAAATGAGGGCATATTGAATGAAAGTAGCAGTATGGCTTTATCAGTTTATAGTCCAGAAAATCTGGCTAGTCTTTTAGAAGATAAGGTAGAGCAAACAAGAGAGGAAAAAATAGCTATTGCAAGAGCAATAATGCAACAACAACAAAGTGTAAATTAAGGGTTGACAATGGGGGAGTATATAGGATATACTCCCCTTAATAACATACAGGAGAAATAACATGGAAAACAACAAACAATTCAAGATCACTTATTATTCTAATAAGGATAAAAAACACATAACTAGACAAGGCAAGTGGACAGACAAATGTAGATATTGGACTAGCAAAATGGGTGCAAGTTTAATAACTTATTTTGACATGGACAAACAAGAATATAGAACTGCTAAAGGTAGTTGGAAAGTGAGGTACTAACATGGAGTGGTTTTTATTATTAACAATATTTAGTTTAATCGCATTAAGAGTATGGAGAGATATGTAATGACACAATTAACACAAGAACATTTTGAGTTACACACTAAAAATAAATCTGAGCAACATGAGAGAAAAAAGATAGAGTTTTTAGAAGATAGAATTAAGACTCTAGAAAAAACTTTAGAAAGCCATGCCAAAATCTTGGCTAGATTTCAAATGACCGAGGGAGATAACTCATGAGTAATTTTGTCTGGTGTCATGGACCTAACTGCCATACCTCTAAAACGCAAGATAGGATAAGAGGTGTCAAGGGTAGCAAGGTTCTAAGAACTAGGAAAGTAAAACAGGACCAATGGAATACAGGCGAACGATTAAGCATGTATTCTTATTTTTGTAGTAATAGTTGTTACAATAATTTTGCTAATACATATGTAAGAGAAGTCATTGCATTACACCCAAGGACCGAGGCTCTTGAAACACCAATTAATGACCCTGTAAGAACACAGAATAATTATGGTTGGTGGCATACAGAAATAAAAGAAGTTGACAACAATGGTGGATAGTGTAGGATAAGATATAAACAAATACAGGAGAAATAACATGGACAAGATAAAAGCAACAAACCCATACTCAGGTCAATCCGAGATGTTAACACCGGAAGAACACAAGTTATACATTGAGATTAAAGAAGCAGAGTTTAACGAAGATTATAAGACAGTTGAAAAAGGTCTTAGCAAGTTTAGTAGAATGAATGCAGCAGCATACATGACATTGCTAGACTAACGAGTTACATACATGTGTGACCCTGTTGGGTCACACTCACACCCCACGGGTCAAGGCTCACCCCACCCACCCAATCCATCTAGTACCTAAACCAGAACAGAACTAACTCAGAACGTATATAAGCGATACACCTTTATATAAAAAGGGGTCCCACTACTTTAGGATTTATTGCTTGTTTTAGAGACTTAGAGGTGCTAAAATACTTCTTCACTAACAATAGTGCGACAAAAAATTATAAAAAATTTTTATGGATTTGAAAAACATAGACATAAGTAAGCTTCCTGCTGACATTAGAAAAGAATTCCTACAATACAAAGTAATGCATGCCGAAAAAAAAATTCAAGGTAAAGCTAAAAATGATTTTATGTCGTTTGTAAAGTGTGTTTGGCCTGAGTTTATAGAAGGTGCACACCACAGAGTCATAGCTCAAAAGTTTAATGACTTAGCAAATAAAAAAATTAATAGACTAATTGTAAATATGCCACCCAGACATACTAAATCTGAGTTTGCATCTTTCTTACTTCCTGCCTGGATGGTGGGCCGTAATCCAAAACTCAAAATTATTCAAGCAACTCACACAGGAGAACTAGCTGTAAGGTTTGGTCGTAAGGCAAAAACACTAATTGATAGTGATGAATACAGAAAAGTATTTGAAACAAGTTTAAGAGAAGACAGTCAAGCCGCTGGTAGGTGGGAAACAGCACAAGGTGGCGAGTATTTTGCAGCTGGGGTCGGTGGAGCAATCACTGGACGGGGTGCTGACCTATTAATAATTGACGATCCGCACTCGGAGCAAGACGCTATGTCGTCTTCTGCGTTTGATAACGCCTATGAATGGTATACATCGGGACCACGTCAGCGTTTACAACCAGGTGGACAGATAGTTTTAGTTATGACTAGGTGGTCTAAAAAAGATTTAACAGGAATTTTATTAAATAATCAAAAAGAAGTTAAAGGCGACCAATGGGATGTGGTCGAATTTCCAGCAATCATTGACCACGAACCTGTTTGGCCCGAATATTGGAAAATTGGTGAGCTAGAATCAGTGCAAGCAACGTTACCAGTTGCAAAATGGAACGCACAATGGATGCAAAAGCCAACTTCTGAAGAAGGAGCTATAATAAAACGTGAATGGTGGCAAGTTTGGGAAAAAGATGAGCTTCCATACGTCGAATATGTAATTCAAGCTTATGATACTGCGTTTTTAAAAAAAGAAACTGCCGATTATTCTGCAATTACTACTTGGGGCGTGTTTTATCCTAACGAAGATAGCAAACCTAATTTAATTTTAATGGATACTGTAAAAGATAGGTTTGAATTTCCAGAATTGCGTCGTGTAGCACTTGATCAATACAATTATTGGAAACCGGATATGGTTATCGTTGAGCAAAAAGCATCTGGTACTCCACTAACCCATGAATTACGTCAAATGGACATTCCAGTGATGACATTTACGCCAAGTCGTGGTAATGATAAGCACGTACGTGTAAATACTTGTGCACCGCTTTTTGAAGCTGGTTTAATTTGGGCGCCGGATATGAAGTTTGCAGAAGAAGTTGTTGAAGAATGCGCAGCATTCCCACACGGCGATCATGATGACTTAGTCGATTCTATGACTATGGCTGTCATGCGGTTCAGACAGGGAGGTTTTATTGAACACCCTGAAGATTATATTGATGAACCCAAACAGCCCACAGTTAAGGAATATTATTAATGCAGAAAATATTTAGAGAATTATTTAAACAGTTTGTAGCCAAGAATGGCGTAGAGCCTAAAGGTATAGAACTGCTGCAAATGAAATTTAAAGCTAACGAATTAAAAAGACAAGCTGACAAAGTAAAAGTTGTTGATTTTGAAAAAACTCCTACCAAAGTTAGACCTGGACGAGAAGCAACAGTCAATACTTTAAAAACTAAATCAGATGACGTAGCTCCCGGAACACTTCAAGCAGAGGTAGAAAATCTTAAAGTAGATGCTGAAGATTTAAAAAATCAATTAATACAAAATAAAAACAAACTTCTTGATGATTTGGACACTATTCTTGAAACAGGTGGTCAGCCATTTAAGAAAAAAGATAATAGTTTTCTAGGTGGTAGTATGCACGAAGAAGGTCAGATTAGAACTGGTATCAGAATGTTTTTACAAGATGAACTTAAGAATGGTAGATTAAAATTAAACGCAGACGACAAAGCTAGAGTTATGGAATATTTTCCAACTAAAGAAGATGATCCTATTTTAGTATTTAAAAGAATATACGGCGATGATGCTTATGAAGCTGCTGGTAAATTTCCAGGTGCTTTTGAAAAAGGTGAAGACTTTAATCATTACAGAGAAATATTTAAAGAAAATATGGATGAGTCTTATCTTAAAGTTAAAACAGAAGAAAACCTTGGAGATGGGACTTTAATGTTAACTGATGAAGTTATAACACCTATTAAAGATGAAGACGTGCCTTTTGCAGGTGGCGGTGTAGTTAAAAAGATTATTAAATCTATAACTATGAAAAACAAAGATCCGATGGATTCTATGAAAGAACTAAACGAAGTTCTTAAAAGAAGAAAAGAATTTGATTTAACAGATAGCGAAGTAGATGAAATTATGGAAGCAGGTAATGAATGGATATTCCAAAGAGATCCAGATAATTTATTTGTTCCAACTAAAGACAAACCTAAAACTTTATTTGATGATGAGGTTCAAGTATTTAAAGACTCTGAAGGTGGTATTAAAGGAATTACTATGGGTGGTGATAAAAAATTTAAAAA